TAGCTTCGTTAACTCCGCTCTTTGCAAGGCTAACTCCAGCTCTTAATTTAGCTAAATCTTCGTTTTGATCCATTTTATCTTCTGCAATTTCACCTTGTTGCATTAATCTTGCTCTTGCAAGGTCTATTTGAGCTTCATCGTTGTCTTTTTTACGCTCATTTTCCATCGCACGTAGGTCAACTTCACGTGATTTTAGTTTTAGAAGAGGATCATTGTCAAATTGTGATGTGATTTGCTTCTCTTCCTTCATAAATTCTTCTGTCATCTCTGCGATCAGCACAGATTTTCTAGCTTCAACTTGATTTGTAAGCGCTTGTAACTGTGCTTGCACTTGTGGATTCATTGCTGCTTGTTGTTGCATCATCATCATTTGTTGTAATTGCTCTCTAAACTCTAATTGTACTTGTTCTTGTGACATTAAACTAATGTGTTCTAAAATATTTTTTTGTATTGCTGCCATAACTGCAGGATTATTTCTAACAATATTAGTTGACATAAAATTTAAGTGAGCTGTGATGTGTGCTCTGTGGTCTTGACCAGGAAAAGCTTGGAAAGGTTTACCAGCTAATGCATTTATGTGTTCCATACTAGGATCCATTGGAGCATTTGGTGCGGGTGCAGGTAAAACTGCGTCTACATTTTTAACCCCGATTGCTTCATACATGTTTCTATAGATTTGATACATGTTATGTAGTTGTGGGTTTGATGTTGCTATTTGTAATTGTGTTTGAGCCAAAGTAATTCTTTGCGACATTGAAAAAATATTTGGATCCGCTACTGGTACAACATCTACTCTGTCATCAAAATCTGTTTGTTTTATATTTCTTGCACCACCCACAACATCGTAAGGATATTCTGGTGGTAAATATTGTGAAACTACTTTTGCAAGTAATTTAAATTCATCTTTCATAGCTGCATAACATCTTTTGTGTATTGCACTCATGACTCTTGATCCACGTTCTAGTAATGCAATAGTTGTCCCTACAGCTGCTGCTTGGTTACTATCACCCACTTGCATGTCAGCAATAGCTGCGAATCTCTGTCCTGCTTGAACAACAATACCTAATAAATTTAATAATGTTTGAGATGGCTCTTTGTATGGTAATGGAAAGAATGCATCTCTTAAATTACCGCCTGGTGCATCTACATCTTTAAACTCACCTGGTTGTATTGGAGCTGCTTCATCTCTAACTCTAACACCTCTTTGTTTAAATCCTGCAGGTAAGTTTGATAATGTTCCTGCGTCTAATAATTGACGGAGAGCCGCCGTTGCTGTACGACTCAATCC